CCCAACTTGTGGGTCAATTTCAACTCCGCCAATATGGTCATATCCAGCCAATTTATACCCCATTGTTGAGCCACCACCACAAATAAATGTGCCAAATACCTTTAAATTATGTTTTTCTATTCCTTTTGCAGGGTAACCATCTGATAAATTCCAATTGTAAGGGAATTTATGGTCATTGTATTCATATTTAATCATTGCCTAAAAGTTTCCAAATAGCTTGTTCTGGTGTAGCTGCTATTTTATGTAATTGTTCTTTTACTAAATGATATTCATCTTCTGTATACTTTAAAGTTATAGTCATTGAATCACTTACATCATCAAGGCTTAATTCTTTATTTTGATCTGCATATCCACCAGCATCAAAATTTGGTATGTCAAGACCCCATTCGGTAAGTAATTGCTCATCCCAATTGTTTGCAAGATCATCCCAATCCCACTCGCCATACCCTACGTTGTCTTTTACAATAAATTCTTTCTTTTGATCTTCAGTTAGTTCTTTAGCTTGTTTTACAGGAACATCTTTAAGTCCAGCTTCAATACAAGCCTTTAGCCTCATATTACCTCCTAATACGATATTGTTCTCATCTATTACAATTGGTCTAAGTTCAAGCATCTGTGGGAAGTCTTGAATTGACTTAACCAGCTTTTTAAACTTGTCATCCTTAATAATTCTTGGATTACTTGGGTTTGGTTTGATTTCGTTGATGTTCATTATCTACCTTGATTTTTATAAGGTTTAACTGGTTTGTCTTTAGGACCAGATGTCTTTTTGTACTTTCCTGTCTTTCTTTTACCAAATGTTACTTTGTTTCCGTTGCTAACTTTCGCCATATTTATTTATTAAATCTGCCATATAATCAAATGCCTCTTCCTTAGTTTCTCCAAAAATATAGTGCGTAGTGCCATCAATAACAAAAGAATAGCAAGAATATCCAGCTATTACCTCCTCTTTGCACGTTGCATATATGCTACTTATATCTTTCAATTAATTCTATTAATTCTGCTCTTTGCCATTTCTTAAGCCTATTGTTAACCGCCTCAAACTCTAACTCTTTAACCGCTTTTTCGCCAATCCTTTCTACTAATCCGATTCGGTACATTGCTTGATTTCCGTGTTTAAACATATTACATCCAGCACATTGTAAATGAATATTCCATTCGTTAAACCTTAAAGCCGAATAACCTTTAACAGTAAAGTAGTGTCCAGCTTGATTACCATTGTAGCTTCCACAACTAATACAAGGTAACCCTTCATCTCTTTTCCTTATGTAAGCATTAACTACCTTTTGGGTTTTTTCTAACAACTTTGGTAAAGGTATCAATGGCATAAAGCAAAATTAGGGTTACTTTTTCAATCTAACAACACATAATCTTTCATTATGTTTGTAGCGTTTCTTGTTTATTGGATTCATATAGGTCATAATCGTTTTGTAATCAGTATGTAAAAATCTAACTGCTTTAGCTATTGATCTAAATTCTATCTCCTCTTTTGTATCTAAATAAATCAATCTTACCTCAATGTTGTTATCTATTCCTGTCATCTCAATAATCGTTTTATTTCAAAGTATAAATGTGCAGTTAAATAAATGCAACAAGCTAAAGGAACTGATATCAGCATAAACTTTAGCAATTCATAAATAAATGTTAATTGTTTCATAGTTGATTTTGTAAAAATAGGTACAAAGTATATCTTTTGCACTCGTTTTTAATAAATATTTCGTTATTTAATTTCTCCAAGTCTTTAGGTGTTTTAGCCGTTACCTTGTAATGTGCTATAATCTTTTTCTTTATCTGGTCAGCCTTCTTTTGGCTTAGATTCTCCTTATTTAGTTCCTTTCGTTTCCATAGTACATCAAAAGCCATCGTATTTAGTAACTCCCATCCTCTTTTAGCCGACTTATCCCAATTTTCGTACAATGCCTCAATAATTTCATCATCTTGGATTTTAGGCACTTCTACTGGTTGCGGTTCTACATAAGTTTTTTGTCTTACTTGCAAAGCTATCGGCTTATAAGCAGCCATCACATCACCAAAGAATTTAGGGTTAAAAGTAATCGCTTTGTCTACTGAAAGTTTACCCATTGCGTAAAGTTCAAAAGCCACACCTAATTCTTTTAGTTTATAGTTTCCGTAATTCTTTATAACAAACTCACATAAAAACTGAAATAACTCTATTGTAGGTGTTTGACATCCGCTTAAAGCAATGCAAGTCTTTAGGTGTTCTTTTACCTCAATCGGTGAGCATCTACCAACACTCATAGTTTCTAATGCAGAAAAAATCTTTAATTCATCTGGTTCAAGTTTGTTATAGATTTTTAAGTGCATTAGCCTCTCGTTCAGCGTAAGAGAGTTTATGGATTGGGGTAATACTTCGGTTAATGATTTCATCGTTCCAAGATTTGTTGTTTAAAAAGGTTTCTGGGTTTTTACGGAATTGTTTGTCTTGTACTGATTGCTTGTAAAGGTCAAGATAATTCATCGCATTTTGCCTTTCTTCATCAGTTAATTTATTCCACTTCTTTTTTAGCTTTTGCTTATCGCCTATCTTTTTATCATATTCATTCCAAAACCATTCAAAATCTATATTTATATTTTCATTTATAGTTATAGTTCTATTTTCAGTTTCAGTTTCCATATGCTTAGCATATGCTTCGCTAGTGCTTTCTTTTTTAGGTGATTTAGCGTTATTTCTTCTACTTTCACTAAATTTTTGCCTTCTAATAGTTTCATTATACATTCTATCGTTGTAGTATAAACCATCTTCAACTTTAAATTTATCCCAAATCTCATTATCATATGCTTTACATATGCTTAGCATATCCTTTTGAGTTAATTTACCTTTTTGATGTTGTAAGCACAAAAGTCGAATGTATTTACCGACCTGTTCATTATCCATTGTGAAAGTGCCACTAAGAAAATCGCTTGTGTAAAATAACACTGCTGGGTCTTTAGCCATAAAATAAAAAAGGCTCTCGGCATCCACCCCAGTAGGATTAGGGTTTCAGCTTTGAGCCAATAAGTTTGAGTTAGGATATCCTACATCCTTTGTACGAAGATAACCTAATTAATTGAATACTGTGCTACTTGTTTTTTATTTTTTAGCTTAATAATGGTTGTTTTTATGTTCATACCATCATTTCTAAGGTCTGCTATTCGTGCTGCTAATCTAAAGCATCCGAACTTATTTAGGGCATCAATAGGGGTTAACTTTCTACCTTTATTTAGGTAGTTTGCAATTTGTGTTGTTTGGCTCATAGTTATAGGTTTTAAATTTGCGCTTTACGTTATCGCCCAACGAGGGGTTGTTTTAGAATGGTAAATCATCTTCGCTTTCTTGTTGGTTTACGGCAAATTCCTTTTTAGCAGTTGGTGCATTGTAAGAAACTTGCTTACCTCTACCACAATAGTTTTTCTTTGCTTTTTCTGCTCTTTCCTCTGGACTTTGGTTGTTCCATACTGTGTGCGTGTTTCCTTTGTCATCTGGTTGTTTAAGAAAGTCGGTAGCTACGTTTGCGTAACTTTTGCCGTTTTTAGCTTCTTTCCAGTTAATTTCCTCTTTGCAAATGTTTAATACAATCATTGTTTTTAATTTAATGTTTATTTAATTGTTCTTGTTCTAATGCTATTTCGTTTTGTCTATCTTGTTCTTTTTCTTCCTCATCTTCTTCTTCTTCTTCCCAATCGCAATGTTCCATACAATCTGGACAAATGTCTATTTCTTCCATTGTGGTATGCGCTCCGCAGCAAGTTGAGTATGGCATAATTAATCGTTTAAATAGTTTTCAAATACCTCAAATTTATCAGCTAACATTTGATAAGGAATGTAATCTCTTTTAGGTTGCTCTAATAACTCTGGAAAGTGTTTTTGTTTATGTAGTTTAAGTTTATACTTAGCTAAATTTAATTGATGAATCATTTCACTTGCGTTTTGAGGATAGCTTGTTTCTACTTTGTAATTCCAGAACTTAACTGCTTCTCTTAAATCCCATAATTTATTTAATGGTGTCATAAAGTTTGTTTTTTCTTGGTAAATAATTTAGTTACATCTTTAGTTGCAAGTTCGCTATTTAGTGCGTAAAGTTGACTTAATTCAGTAGTATTTATGCACAAATCAATCGCTAACTCTAAGTCCTCTAAATTTTCGTGAGTCTTAATGTAAGCTGGGGTTTCCTCTGTTGATTGTGCCATTTCATCACCTGTGTAAAGACCGCTTAAATCTTGTGGGTAAGCCTTTCTCAAAGCTAATGCCTCTGCAACTTTACTTAACATTGTATGTGGCATCTTCGCCCATAAACCCATAGGTTTACCATCATTTGTTCTTTGGCAGTATTCATCCCAATAAGCCACACCTACTGATGCTTCATACCTTGTTTCGCCGTGAAACCTAAATACTGAAACCTTACAAGAAACTAACACACCATCAATTTCAGTAAAGATTGGTTCGCTTTGACCTCCATAGTTTCCGCTACGTTCAGCGATTACTCGGAAGCCATCAATACTTGTTTGGATTGTCATTTTTTTACCCCATCCATTTGGTGTTTTTACGTTTCTGTGGATGCAATAAATTTGTCTTGATAACGCATCAAGTCCTGTGCGTTGTGCTTGGTAAAGAAAGAGTTTTAGTTCATCAACTGTTGCCTCTGGAGCAATCTGTGATTTTACTAACTCTACTTGGTCTTTCGTGTACGAAAGTTGTGGCTTTTTAGCCAGTTGTTGGTCATTCATATTGGTTGGTTTTAGAGTTTAAAATTAGGTACTTTAGTGTTAATAACCAAATTAAAGTAGCACATTTAGGTTGAAAATGTCGTTTTTTATGGTATCATCGAACTTATTTGATAGCTGACCCTTAATCTTGGATATTGAATGTAAAACTGTTGTTCTATCCCTATTAAACAATTTTGCTATTTCCTCGCCATTTAACTCCGTTTTTTCTTTAGTAAAATACATTGTCATTTGCCTTGCTAAAGTAACCTCCTCTCCTCTATATTTGGACATCATTTGTCCGTATTTAATTTGATAGTAATTGCATACTTTTTCGGCTATTTGAACTGCATACTCTTTTTGTTGTTCCTTGTCCATTCTTATTGTTTTTATGTTTAAATAATGATCTAATAAATCCTTTAATCGGTTTATCTCTTTCTTTTGTTCTTTGTTCTTATCTCGCAAAATCTCTATTTCAAGTTCTGCCATATATGTCTTGTGGACTTCTCTCATAATGCTTCTATTTCTTTTTTTACTTCTATCCAAAATAATTTTGTTTCAGGCTGATAAACTGACATAATTGTATTCAATATTTCATCTACTGCTATTAATGCACATTGTTTAGCTACATAATATGTACAATGATGATATTCATCACCATTATTTGTAGACATTTTATCAAATAATTCTTCTGCCTTATGTTTTGGTGTCATATTAAAAATGTAAAAGGTTTATTGGTAACATAAAGTCCTCCGTTAAGGTATAAAGGTCTAAGATTAGATAATGGTAGCTTTTAAGGATTCTACGCTGGATGTCATTCATCCTTGCTATTTTAATTAACAAGTCTTCTTCGCTAATCATTGTTCTTGTTGTGTCCAATCCCCTTCTCCATTCGGCAAGGTCAGCCTCAAATAGATTTTGCCTTCCTTGTGCTTGTTTTAGAAGTTCTAATAGCATTGTTGCTCTTTTGTGCAACTTCAGTTGTTTCTCTTGATAGATTAGTTTGCTCATATTGTTTTAGGATTTTATAAACCAACTTACTAAGGGTTATGCCTTTTGTGTCGGCTTCGGTTTGTAGATTAGTCTTTATTTGTTGGCTGACTAATGTTGTTATTAGCGTTTTCATAAATTGCGTTTATGCCTTCTGCAAGTTCTTTACAAGCTACAACTGTTTGCTTAGTATAGCCATCTGGCATTGTTTTTAATTGAGTTTCTAATGTGTAAATAAATGTTTCAATTGCGTTCATAGTTAAATGTTTTGAAGGATTGCGGTAATTAAAAATGCGATTAATACAATGATAAAAGCATACATTGGTTTGATACTTTCAGCTTGGTAGCGTTCGTTTGCTTTCTCTTGTGGAGTTTTTAGTCTGTTCATATTGGTTGTTTTGGTTTATTAAATCATTTCAATTTGGTATCCTAAACTTAAATACTTATCAATTTTAAATTGTAGTATTTCTTGTGTAAATTCTGCAATTGGAATTAAGATTGTAACCCAGTTGTCAGTTCTTCCTTCTTTGTAGATTTTAAATGCTTTTTTCATATTGGTTTGTTTTAATACATCGAAGATAGGGCATAAACTTATATCTTTATCAAACAAGGCAATTATTTTAAATAAATGTGATGAACGGCAAATAATAAGGATAAATGGTATAATTTGACTTATAAGGGATAAATGTGTGTCAAATAGTGCGTTTTATGACACATAAAAAACCACCCTAATAAGACTAAAAGGGTGGTTAAACCTAAGTTCTCCAATATGAAAGCCAAAGATATATAAAAAACCCCACCTTTTTAGGGGTGAGGAACTATGAACCAACAACTATTTAGAACCATCTTGCAATGGAGTATCGTTAGAATTGTCAACCATTCGGTAACCTTGCTGCCAAAGAACCTTACATAAAGTTACGCTTTTCTCTATAATGGCTTCTTCATCATCCATTGGATTGAGTATATGTAAGCACTCGTGCAACAGGATTTCAAGCTGCTTCTTGCCCTTTAGTCGTGAGTCAATATACACAACACCATCGCTTTCAGCAATGCCGTGTGCTTGTTCCCTACCTAATTTGCGATATATTACTTTAATCTTCATCTTTCATTAAAGCTAAGTCTGGTCTATCTATTTCTTTAAATATAAGTTTCTCGCCACCTCTTATCTTGCCTAAGGTTAACTTAATCTCTTGCTCTAAGTTGTGGAGTTCAATTAGTTTAGTAACTAACCATTGCTCTTGTTGTATTGGTGTCAATTTTGCAAAGTTTTTAGGGTATCTCATATTAGAAGATTTTGTTTTTATAGATTCTTTTATTTTGTACCGAATAGTAACCCTCAACATCCTTTTCTAATATCGCAAACCCTTGTGAGTAATTATCAACGTGCTTACAATATTCTACGTTTGGATGCATAAGGTGTCCTGTGGTCCAGCAAGTAAATACCTCCTCATCAAATTGATTCTTGGTTGTATAAGATTGGACTTGATGAACGTGCGAAGCTATTGCCGACTGCTTAACTCTATCATATAAAGTTTTAGCTGGATTTACACCGCTACCCCTTCTAAATGTTGTATCTCCGTGAATGATTGGTAATTTGCCAAACTTAACGTGGTCTATGTTCTTAATCGGAATAATGTTAAATGTGTTCAACATAAGTATTTCCTCAATCTCAAACTTGCCGTTTAACCCTAATAACTCTGGTGCTTTAGTTCGCATATACCTTTCATACCTAAATTCGTGATTAGCATCTAAATTATAATAAATAGGAATTAAAGGAAATGATGCTCTTATAAATCCAAGCATCTCAATTATTGCCTCGTATTCTTCATCAAACTTTCTAACTCTTGGGTCTTTTTGGAAATCACTCAATTGATAAAAATCAACCAAATCTCCATTTATAAATAATGAATCAATCTTCTGGTCCAGCAAGTATTTAAAACAAGCATCAATTGCCTTAGGGTCGTGGAATGGCACTTGTAGATCACTTATAAAACCCATCTTCTTAATTCCTATCGGCAAACAATAAACAACCTTTTCCTCTACCCAAGTAGGCGGTTGCACAAAGTGTGAGCCTGTACGTTTAAAATCTTCTATGAATTGCTTGTTTACACCTCTTACACTTTTAGTTTCTCCTGCCTTACCCCTGTAATATCTTATCAAGTATCTAACGTTTTCTTGATTGTCAAAGTGAGCCGATTGCTCCTTCATAATCAAAGAAGCCAAAGTGTTAGATGGCATCCATTGTGGGTATTTGGCTAAATAGTCCAAGACTATCTGACCACTCATTGTGGTTTTGCTTCCGCCTTTGTTTTTTGTTGTTGCCATAGGTTTATTTTAGGTTAGTGAGTTTAGTATCAAATCTGCTTCTTCTTCTCTGCGTTTGACTAATCCATCTAATCCATTTTCCCAGAGTCTTTTGCTTCTTTCTATCTGGTCGGCAATGCCCTCGTAATCCGCTTTTGCCACAAGGTCAACTATTGCCCTCATTTCCTTTCGACTATCGCCATCTAATTTGTTTCCTCTGTTATAAATCATAGAAACCAAAGCACCTCTTGTATCCTCGTTTAACGAATCAATCTCTGGATAAATCTCCTTTGTTAACTTGTAGTATTTAGGTATCGACTTATTAACGAATACATCGTAGGCAAAATTGTATGGAATTCTAACTTGTAGAATTTCCCCTCTTAGCATTGATTTAACCGCCTCGCCTTTTATACCGACTACTTTTCTTAATGCGTGTAAGAAGTTTAAATTTAAGCCATCCCAATCGCTAAAGAATTTATTATCCCTAACCTCACTCAAATTGTATCCTATTCCAATAACTACTCCGTTCTCGGTCAAGATAGGCTTTTGATATCTGCGTTCATAAACGGCTCTACCTCCGACCTCGTGTTTAATAATTAGTTCAATAGCTTTCTTGGAGATCATATTAGTAGTTTTGGTATGTTGTTTTACCATTTACCCTTACTGCTCTTAATAGTTGCTTTCTTTGTTTTCCTGTTGATTCATAAGAAACGTGAACCCAATCTGGATTTTCTTTTGTACCAAACTCCCAGATCATCTGGTCAAAAACTAAATTGTCTTTAATGTAATCAAATACCATTTTGTTAGTTACACCGCTTGGTGAACCATCCATATCAATATCTATTGCCTCACCAGAACAATGCTGACTGGTTAATGAACCACCAATGCATTTATTGAGTTCTATACTACGATAACCGCTTGATATGTGAATAGGGACTCCAAAGTGTAATCTAACAGGCTCAAATACTTTCTCGGCTAATAACTTAAAGTTCTCAATGTGTAATGGGATAGGCATATTGCTTATTCCGTTTCTCTTTGCTGATTCGCTACGAATAACCTCGCTTAGTGATAAGTGTTGTGATAGTTTCATAATAAATTATAAATAAAATAAGTTAAAGCTATTATCCAAAAGATAAAGCCAATAATTAATGCTCGTTTTTCGTTATTCGGCATCTTTCTTTGTTGAGAATTTGTCAATAGTGCTTGAACCCATTGCTGCTATACATATAGCCATAACTGCATCAACAAGTTTGTCGCTGGGTGCTACTTCTAAATGACTAAAAGAATTAGCCAATAAAGTAATACATAAAAACAACGCACTCAATAAAGCTATAACTCTCTTTGTGCTAATTGAACCCCTTTCATCGCTTAATAAATTTGCTATCCATTTCATATTACTGTGTTTTAATAAGTACTAATGCCATAAACAATACTAAAGTCCATAACCTATTTATCCCTTTTTCTTTCTCAAAGGCTTCTTTGAACTCTTTGTCAATTCCTGTGGTTGGTTTAGTATTTTGGATATGATATCTGTAAATGTTGATTGTATCTTGCTTTTTACTAATTTGATTAATTGCTGAATCATAATATCTTGTTTTAGTTTGTAATGAATCTATTGTCTTTTTATAACCTAAATACAAAGCATTTATTTCTTTGCCTTGCTCAATGGTCATTATAACAACCGAATCTTGTTTAATTTTTTTTATTATCGGGTATTGCGAGTAACTTGAAACTGATACCAGTATCATTACTAACACTATCCAAAGTTGCTTTGACTTCACTTAATTCCGTTTTTAATGTTGTTACCTCTGTTTTTAATTCCTTTATAGTTTCCACCGCCTTTTGTACCAACTCCGCTTCTTTTTTACTCGCCTTAGCTTGTACTTGTACCGACAAATCGTTCGTTTGGCTCACTTTATTCATTAACTTTTGGAACTCTATGTCCTCTTTTGTTTCCTCGCTTTGGTTTTGAGCAGATGCAGTACAACCCATTAAAAATATAAATAATAAGTATTTCATTACTTAATAGATTGAATTTTACCTAAACTTTCAAGTGTGCTTAACTTAGCCGTTGCAGATGCCAAAGAGGAATCGCATCTCCTTAATGCCACTTGCATAATGTCTACCTTTTCATCCAGCTTTTGCACCTTAACCGCTTGGCTTGTAATTTGGTCTTTAAACGTAGAACGTACATCAATATACAAAGCAGATATTCCACATAGAACGATAAATAAAGTAGCTACAACAGGATTCTTTGCGAAGTCCTTGAACGATACAGGTAATGCCATTTTAGAACAATTTTATATAATAACCCAATGAATAATGATTTGTAGTTGCGTTTATCGTAAATAAGCCGTTTTTATCCGTTTTATACCCTAAACCAAGTCCTAAGCCTACTTTATTGTCAAATGCCCTTAAATCGCTTAAAACACCCAAATAAACCTCGCTTTTAGGCTTTGGAGTGATAGTCTTTGTAACGTAGATAGTTTTCTCGCTTATTTCAGCTTTGAAACTCCTTCCTTGAATCTTGTTATGTGAGATGGTATCTTGAATGTATGCGTATCCTAAAGAGTCTATGCGTATCGTATCGGAATACGAATAAACACGGCTATAATCGGATAAAATCTTGATTGTATCGTGAACCTCATCTATCTTGTAGATTGTGTCTAAAACGACAAAAGGGATTGATTTCCCTTTGATAAACTTAGTAAAAGTTTTCTGTTGGTAAACTGTGTCAGTATCTACTATGACTGATGGTTGACCTATGTATGAAGATTTGTCCTTTATGAAAAGAAATACAATAATAACCAATATCGCTATTACTATATTCTTGTACATTATTTAAATCTTTTAGCAGCCTTGATGTAATAACGAATGGCAAAAACACCTGAAATAATAGCAATCAAACTCGCTATAAGACTAACTACTGGTTGAACATTTACAACACCAATAAATGCGGATGTTCCGCTAACAATAGTTAATAAGTCCGATTGATTGCTATTATGTACCATTAGTCTTCTTTTACTTCTTGTGGTGGATTTTGCTCTTGTGCAATTTTGCCTAAATAACTTAAAATTGGATTAGCAAACTTTGCTGGAATCTCCATTAAATAGGCTTCTAATTCTTTGATTTGTTCAGTCGTTAAGTTTATCATAGTTTTTATTTTATATACAAATATAGTTAAATATTCAATTTAATTACGGATTCTGAAAAGGTAACGGCAATACAACAATAGGTGGGTTAACTTGATTCTCTATTTGTTGGTCTAAATTGAGGTCTAAAGCCTCTACATCTAAAGAAGCATCCAACCAACCACAAACGATGTCATAGGTTAAGTCCTCGTAAGGGATAAAGTTAGTAACGTCATCCTTTGAGAATGATTGAGAACCATAGACACTTGCTTGGTATTCTTTCTCGTTGATTGTTTCTTTTGCAAAGCGAGTCCAATGTGCGACAACAACGAAGTCAGTTAAATCACCATCTTGAGGAACGCAGTCTAATTGATTAATGTACCAGTATTTCATATTATTTATTTAAAATTAATTGTTTTAATTCTTCTATTTGTGATTGTAAATCATTTATCTTTTGCTCGTGCTTTTGCCAACCTGCAATTAAATGAAATGTAAATGCGGTTTTATCAACTTTCCAAGATTTATAATTTTCAGTTCCTAATAAACTTTTATCACTACCAACTGAAACTGCACCTTTGTATGTTTCATATAATTCTTGTGCAATGACTCCTATTTGTGGTTTATTTGATTCATCTTCTTTCCAAGAATATTCTCTAATTTTAGTTGTACTAAGTATTTCAACAGATTTTTCTAAGTTAGAATCACCTATTATATTTTTTAAGTTAACATCTGAAGTTGAATTGAATCTTACTAAATTTGCGGCTCTGTTATAATCAATACTACCTTTAGAAACAATACTTGTATTAACAGAAAATTCTGCAAGGAAATTATCTCCACTTGATACTGCACTCCATATCAATAATCCTTGTTGTCCTGAATTTGCATTTTTAAATGTAGGTCCAGCATCAGCACTATTTACGTGTAATATTGTATTTGCACCAGCTAATGTTGTAGAAGTACCAATACAAACAGCACCCCCCGATGTGATTCTCATTCGTTCGGTAAATGTAGTTCCATCTGAAGTAGATATAGTACCAAATGTCATTATCGCATCTGAAGGATAAAATTGTCTTAATTCATTAGATTGTATTCCAAACCCATATTTAAAATTATTATTTGCATCATACAATAATAATTTTTGAGCATTAACTCCACTACCTAAACTTAATAAAGATTGAGGATTACTCGTTCCGATTCCAACGTTACCATTGTTTAAAATAACAAGTCTTGTATTACCATTTTGAGCATCACCTCCAGAAGCAGTTGAACATTTTATAGCAAAATCTCCATCTACGTTTTGTTCAGTAAATATTCCCCAGTTTCTTCTATTAACACCTACTATTGAATTACTTAATAATATACCAGCACCTACCGAATTACCATCAGCAATAATTTGTGATTTTGGTCCTCTACCTGTTACACTACCAGAGAAAATTGCTGCACCAGAGCCATTTAGGCTCATTCTAAGAGTATTAGTGTTAGCATTACTAAATAATATACTACTTGTGTTAAATGCACCTAAAACTAAATCACCTTGAACCGCACCAGCTACAAAGTTATTATTAGCGGTAGCCATACCAAGAGTAGCGTAATATGTATAAGAAAAATTATTTGATAAAGTAATAGCTGGAGCATTAGATATTAAAGCAAAGTGATTTGCATCGCTTGAACTAAATATTGATAACCTACGATTAGCACTTGTATTACTTCCAATTCTTAAACTATCAGTTGCGTTATCCCAAAATAAACTATTTGTACCACTCAAAGTACCACCACTTGTAGGGAACAATATTTGACCAGTTGTTAAGTTGCTTATTGAAGCACCGCCATTTACAGTTAAAGCCACACTTGGAGTTGCTCCATTGATTCCTACAAAGCCATTAGTAGCTACAAAGACACCAGAGTTACCATTCGTAACGATGTCTATTGTTCCGTTCTCGTAGTTTGTAATTCCTAAGTTATTTGCAGCACTAAAGTTAATACCAGCACCATCAGTTACAGTTGTACCACTTGTTGCAGTATGTAATCTTAATGATGTACTTGTTGAACCATATATGTCTATTCCTGTTCCGCTAACAGAAGGGTTTAAAGTATTTACACCAAAGTTTCCATTTTCTTTTAATGAAACAAATCCACTTTGATTAAGTAGAGTTAAGTTTCTTGCAGTTGCAGAACCTAATTTTTCTGTTGAGATTAAGTTACCATAAGTAGAATCTATTGCGATTCCTATTCCGTTATAATTAGATGCACCTGTTTTAATTAATAAACCATATCCGCTATCTAAAGCAGAATCAGCACCTATTGTTGCATTAGGTACGCTTGTGTTAACCCCTAATCTATTTGTTGATGCATCGTAAATAAATCCAGCTTCCGATGTTAAACTTGTTGGACCATCAAAATATGGCACTTGTCCGCTTGTACCACTACCAGTTATTCCTGTTATAGTCCAACTTCTATTTGCACTTAAATCGTATGTTTCACCATTGATGGTTAATGTTCTTGATGTTGGTACATAAGCACTTAAATCACTTGCTAAAGCTAAAGTTCCACTTGATGCTGGGAATGTATAAGAATAAGATGCTGCTGATTGAAATATCAATGATTGAGCATTAGAACTACCACTTAATTGTACGTTTAAACCATTAGTAATACCAGCAAGACTTGTATATCCAACTAATCCAGAAAGAACACCATTTTTAAGGAGTAAACCAGATTCATTTCTAATAGCCTCGTTAAATGTTTTAGTTCCTGTAATTGTTTGCGTAGTACCTATTGTAACGTATGCACTCAAATCTGAAGGAACAACATAATCTGTCCCAGCAACCGCAGCAGTAATTACACCACTAACCGATTTAAGCATTGCATTAGCAACCTTTGATTGATAAATACTACCATCAGCACTATTTATTCTAAAGTTTTCAGCACCTAAAGTAATGATTGAGAAATCACCTTCAGCCGTAATGCTAAACGCACCTTCGTAGTTCCTTAAATTAGCAGCATTAGTGCTAAATAAAGCCAACCTAACACCATCTGTTCCTGTTATGCCAGAGTTAGCCGTATGAAGCCATAAGAAGGCACTTGTGCCATTATAAATGTCTAAGCCTGTATTAGGGTTTAAAATGTTTACCCCTAAATTACCAACCTCTGTTATTGAGATGTAACCGCTTTGGTTTAACAAGGTTAAATTCCTCGCTGGTGCAGTTCCTAACTTTTCAGTAGCTATTAAATTTCCGTATGTTGAATCAGTACCGAATCCGATACCATTATAGTTTGCGTTATCATTTTTAAGTAACAAAGAGTAACCGCTATCAGTCCCAGCATTTGCTCCGATAGTTGCATTAGGAACTGAAGTGTTAACTCCAAGTCTATTCGTAGAAGCATCGTAGTTAAACGCTGCCTCACTTGTTATGCTTGTAGGACTATTAAAATAAGCAATTTGTGTACTATTTCCTATTCCTGTGATTGGGTCAGTTATTGTGTTTTGCTTGTTATTAAACGTACTCCAATCCGTTGAACTTAACTTACCAGTATTTGTAGCCGAAGCCACTGGTAGGTTAAAAGTATGTGTATCACCACTTGAAACGATAGCAAAGTTTGTTCCGCTTGTTCCTGTGGTTATAAATTGTGATTGATCTGTTAAGTTATTTAAAGAAACCATACCCTTAGATAGGGTAGTAACTACTTGACACAAATGACCATTTTCGGTATGCAAAGTAACTGTTCTACCATCTACATTTACATAGATTCTAATTGCTAATCTATCTGTTAAAGCTAAAGCACTTGTAGGAACAGGAATAGCAAAGTAATAAGGTGCTATAATAGTTCCTTGATTAATATACTCTGGAACTCCAACGCTACTACCTAATAAGGTAAAAGTTGAGCCATCGTACTTATAAAGTTCTGCATAGAAAAAAGGGTTTCCTGTGTTATTGTTTACACTAAAATAGAACTCACAATTAAAGTTACCGCCAGGAATTGATAATACATCAGGGTCATTAGCATCCGTTAAATAACTCGCTACATATCCTGTTGTTGAAATAGCAATGTCAGTTCCAGCACCTATAATTGGTTCTTTATTTAACTCTTTATAATCTACTCCTCCTATTGTACCTTGTGAAACACTTGTGTTAAGATAGTAAGAAACCGAACTTCCACCACCACTTGATGTTGGAAAGTCAGCTAATGTACCATCACCTCGTACATATTGAGAAGCAGCACCATCTAAAGCGGTTATTACACCACTATTAGCCACTACTGGACCTTGTATATCCCTAATCTTTGCTTCTCCTGTTACTTGTAATTGACTCATAATATTTTATTGAAATAATCCTCTAATATATTCCCCAGCTGCTAATGCTCTACCAAAAGTAAGAACTCCTGTCGCACTCACAAACTTCACATCATCTCCTGTTGGAACTCCTGTTGTTAAAATGTTTTGTGCATCCACACCACCTCTTGAAACGTAAAGACAAGCATATCCAATCGTGTCCGCAAATGTTATTGATGTTTCTCCACCACTTGCCGTGTAACCTTTTGTTTTAACAGGGTTAGCACCTACGATAATAACACCGCTTGGGTCAACCTCCGTTCCTGTTGTATTGTAAGGTCCAGAACCTTGTAAACTTACATTGTAAGTAGCGACATCTCTAACAGGTGCGTTTATTGCTAAACTTGATATATTACAAATTCCGTTAATAATTGTTAAACCATCAACTCCATTATCCACAACAAATTTAATTTCTATTGGTGTTCTTGATAACTGCTTTTCAAGCATAAACAAATAAGAAAAGCCACTCAAAATAATCAAACCATCACAAGTTACATTCCAAGTAGCTACATCGTTCTTAAATTCTCTAAACCAAGCACTTGATTGGCTTGTTACCTCTTTTTGGTCTACGTTTACATTAAAAGCACAATTTGTACTACAAGCAAATGCAACATCCACCTCTGGGTCTACATCTGTCCTATGCCAATAAAGCATTACGTTTTTTCCATTTACTGCTGCCATATTACAAATTTAATCAATTATCCGAATGTTTCTAATATTTCCCCTGCTCCACTAATTCTATATGCTTGTGCATAAGTATCCGTAACCAAAACCTTCCACCAAATATTCGCACCATTAAATCCAACAATTAACAATTCACTTGTATAGAAAAAATCTCCAATTGAAGGAACTCCAATATCCTCTAAGTAAACAACATTACTTGTTAAAGGAGCAGCAAGTGCAGCCTCTTTAGTTAAATATCCATTAGACCTAAAGTGAGAATAACCTGTAACCTCCGTTGGCAAGTTATTACTATCGTAAATAGTTCTCATTGTTGTTTCTACATTCTCTGGATTGATGTCCAACAAAGTAGCCGTAATTACATCATTAGGTAAATCTATTGTTGAATTACCTATTATGTAACTTTTATTTTCAACAGTTATTTGTGCTGGGTCAGTATCGGAAGCCGTTATTCTCATTGCACCGCTAAACCTTCCGTCAGTTGTTTCCATACTCATAAAAGAAGCATCCAAGTTAATTATGTTTTTATTTAAGCAGTTTGAATATTGCTTAACTACTAACTCACTTAAACTCCTATAAATATCTAATGGATATTCTTGTCTGTACCAATTCTTTAAGTTTAAACCACTTGCATCGCTTAAAAATCCTCTATATGTAAAGAAACCATCGTTAATATCATTAAATCCTAAAGGCAAGTCAATATCTAAAACGTATTCATTTGTATCATTGATAAAACTTTCAGTTGTTACTTGCTTAAAGTATGTTTGAACAATTAATTGAAAATTACTTGCTTCAATAGATGCAACAGTTGATTTCCAATAAGGAGCAGGTGTATCACATAAAATTAATTCAATACTTAAATCACCTCCTATTGGTAATAAAGGCATAATTAACTCTAAATTTACTTTAGGGTCTGTTGCATCAAAAGGATAAAAATAATAATGGTCATTGAAAGTTGTAGCAACCCATTGCTTTTCATTATCTAAAAATACCGCACCACCAGCACCATCATCAACTAATATTTTAAGAATAAATAAAGCATCTGGTCCACTTGCAGGTACTCCTAATCCAACAACATCCATAGTTAATTTTAATATATCACTTGTATTTACTTTAGGTAAATTTAAAGGACTAACATAAGCAACAACAGGATTAGTATTAGGATATTGCATTATGAAAGAATTGTATCTTCTTTCTGGATATGGCTTTACATAAATTATACCATCTGAATTTCTTACTTCATTCCAAGAGAAAGCATTTCCTTCTGTTGGGCTTACTACTGTGTAATTCTTTAAGTCCCAGTTAGTTATGTAGTTATTAGGATATTCAATTACTTTATCAAATCTAATCTTGTTATAACCTTTTCTAATTAGCTTAAATTGGCTATTATCTACAAAGTATAAACCACTTGTGTTTGATGTAAAACCTTCAATATTTCCTGTTGATTCATAAATTGCATCATCAAATATTGTTCCATTACTATTGTAAATAGTAGCATAATAAGAATCTTGTGCAAATTGCGTTAAAGGAACAATATAAAAGTTACCTTTTGCTTGGAATAATCTTGAACCAACCGACCTTACAATATTTGTTAATACTTCAAGACAATTTATTGCTTGTTGATTATCATTAACAAACGTTGCATAATTTATATATGATTGACCTAATGTGTCAGCACTTGGGTCATCCGTTCTATTATCCATATTATCAGCGTAAAAACTTACACCACTAACAATATCATAATCTAAAGGATATTCTAACTTTAACAAAGCAGTTTTTATGTAATAAATAGCCGTAAAAGTATCAACTAATGTTGTGTCATCACTAATAAAAAAAGGTATTCTTTCTAACATACCTAATCCATCAATAGCATTAAAAGCTAATTGTTTTCTACCTGTGCTAAATGAATATTGAACATTATCGCTTAATATCCAACCTTGCCAATCTATATTATCACCACTTAAAACTCTAACAAAATACTTTCTATCGTTTAATGTAGTGAAGTCTGGCATATTAGCCACATCATCGGTAACATCAATTGCAACACTTAAAGTGCTAACATAAATAGGTTCAAAAGTATCATCACTTCTTGGAACATATTGTATTTGTAAGTTAATACAAGGATATTCTATTATTTCGCCATCGTAATCATCCTCATAAATATTTACTACACTTGTAACATCCGATTTTGTTGCTGCCGTGATTCTATATTTTATTTCGTATGCCATTAACCCCTAATTATATTTAATGAAGAATTAGACCTTTGCATTGCTAAAACTAAGTCTTGTCCTCTTAATACAAATTGACCATTAGAATTAACACTATTTGTCATATTTCCTGTATTAAACGAGGTTGGTTTAGTTTGACCTAAATTAGTTGGTGCTAAATTTCTTGCAGCACCAAATGCAGAACTTAACGCACCTGTGGCAGCAAAAAGACCTTTCAATGCTGGGAAGGCTTCTAATATAGCTTGGAATATTAATGCTTGAATAACGGCAGCAGCTATTTGTTTACCTATATTAGCAAACATATCACCAATGGCTTCTAATGGCTTTTGACCACTTTGCATAGCATCATACATTCCCATTAATGAGTTTGTTACACTACCAGAGATTGTATCAGCAAAATTTGTATATGACTTTCTTAAATCATCAATTCTCTTTTTTTCCGCTTCATCCGCATCAATAGCACTTTTATCTTTTTTAAATAAACCTTGCATATATGCACCAAAACCACTTTTATTAGATTGTTCTAATAAATCCTTAGCTTGTTTTTCAAAGAATGCTTTTCTTTTATCATCTTTTACACTTTTTTCTGATTCTAATTCAAATGTATCTAAAGGCTCTAATCCTATTGATTTCATTTTCTCCCTAAGAGCCTTCATTTTAGCTAACTCTAAATTAAGTTGCTTATTTTCTTCTCTTGCGTAGTTTACAATAGGAGAAGGACCTTTTTTTGTTCCAACTTTTGCATCTGGAGTTGGTATATCAGTTAAAGCATTAATTAACTCTAAATTCTTTTTCTTTGCAGTTGCAATATCTTTATCTATTTCTGCAAATCCTGCATTAAAACCTTTTGTAACTCTTGCTCTTGCTTCTTCTGTTTTCTTCTTATTATAACCTTCGCTACCACCATAATTTGTTTTAACCTTAGATAAAGCATCATCTCTTTCTGCTTCTAATTTTCTACGTCTTGCATAAGCAGCATCTAAAACATCTTGTGTATTTTTTTCCTTACCAGCAAATTCCTCTTGTTTAGAAGCGACATTAACTAAATGGATTAAATAAGCCTTATCTGTTTTTATTGTTGCTTCCTTTATAGCTGCATTGTCAGAATATAAAGACTTTAATCTTTTAAGTGCTTCTTGTTGTTGAGTAGGATTTCCACCAGAAATAACGTTTACTAAGTTTAATCCAACAGTTCTATTAGATTGCGCTTCTCCAACTATTTTATATATTTCCCCATTTAACTTGTTAAGTTCTTCTCTAAACTCTTTTAGTTTTTCAGTTGGTCCAATAAAAAATTCAGCTATTTCATCACTATAAGTTACTGCCAAAGAAGAAACAACACCCAATGCAAGACCAATACCAGCAGGACCAGTTAAACCAGCAACCATTGCTTGTAAAGCTGTTCTTGAACTTCCAGTTTCTACTGTTAGTCTTTGGAATGATTCTAATAAAGGGTTTAAGTTATTTGCAATACCAATAAATCCATAAGGAGCATCTTGTGCAACTCTTGATAAATTTGATAAAGCATTAGTTGCATCTGTTGTTGGTGCTTCTATTGAACTCATCCCTTGATTCAAAGATGTAATAGTAGCATTTAGATTATTAATTTGAGTATTCAAATAATTAATCTCTCCAACATTAGTTGATTTCTTTAAAGCAGCTTCAAATTGTTTTAATAGATTTTGTGCTTTTATTAGCGAACTTTCAAAGTCGGTAGTATTAGCACCAATATTAATATTTAAATCTATAATTTCTGCCATCTTTGTTAATTTACTCCGTACAATTTAAGTGTTCTTGCCAATTGTTCATCAGTTATCATCACTCTTTCTTCATCAACATCTACATCATCTATTTCTGGAATACTCCAAAAAGCCTTCATTGATTTTGGTGTTTTCTCGGTAGTAGAACTTAAATATACAATATAGGCAAGGTTTCTTGTCCTTGCCCATTCATTTAACTCGTTTCTTTCCTTACCTAAAACGATAATAGAAAAGTCCTTCCAAGTCATATCCCAAAATTCATTTGGTCTTATTCCACATTCAGCAGCTTTTACTAAGATATCATCCCAGCTTAGCTTTGTTAGGCTTTTTTTTTTCTTCTTCTTTATCTACACCTTTAATGGTATGGACTGTACTTTCAACGACATATTTTAAATAGTCAATTATTTGACCTTCTTCGCTAAAAATAGAACCCACTTCATCAATCCATTCACAAGCATCATCAATTGTGTACTCAACTGCTTCTTTTTTACTTACACAAGCAGATTTGTAACCAATATAAACAAGTTGAACTATAATGTCCAAACTTGTTTGAGCCGTTGAAAGAACTTTAAAGTACTCATCAATACCGATATTGTTTTGTTTAGTAAACTCACGCATTGCCCAAGTACCCCACTTTAGGTGGATTGTGTTGTTGTTAGTCTTTAATTCGAACATAGTTTTTTATTTATTATACAGTTTCAGTTTGTGTAATAGGAGGTACACTTACTACGAAAGTTGCAGTAAATTTAACATCATCCTTATCAGCAGCATTAACATTAAAATTGCTAATGAATACTAATTGACCAGCACCACCATAAGTGATATCACCAGCAGTTGGAGCAGCTTTACCCATCTTAATTGCAAACAAAGTTTGAGCAGCGTGAACAGTATACAATTGTTGGTAACTATCCTTAGAAGGAGTACCTGTTTCATCAATTGCAAAACCTTCACACTCGAAAGATTGGTTAAAAGATTGATTTGGAGTGTATTGGTCTCCACACTTAGAAGTTGCATCAATTGTTCCTAAAGTTGATGTCAAAGAGTTAGAAGTCAAACAAGCAACAGGCTTGAATGTTCCATCATTGTTAATGTCAGCTAAGAGGATATAATCTCTACCGCTTACTTTTGTTTCTGCCATTTTATTTAATTTTAATTTTGAGTTATGGTTATGTTATATGTTATTAATACTCTAAAAACGTTATCTAAAGGGTTTAAGCCATCTAAGTTTCTAATGCTTTCTACACTTAAACTTGAAGCAGTAAACCCATTTGATAGGGTTATAACTGAATCCGAGTTTATATCATTCAACACTAAATCGCTTATTGTTTCAGCACGTTTATATCCAAAGTTAGCATTTTTTGTAATAATATCAACTGTGATTGAAATACTATTTGTATATCCAGCTTTGCCTTGTTCTTGACTTGCCGTTCTGCCAGTCATAACAATATACTCATCACCAGCACCCTCTGGAGCAAATCCATCGTAAACAACCAATCCACTTGCGCTTGTCAAGTTAGTATAAAACCACTTTTTAATCTCAATATTAGGATTTAACATTCTTTATTACGTTTAATATATTCATTATCAAATTTGGTTTTTCAGCCTCAAACGCTGGTATTAAAAATGGTTGAGGTCTTATTCCCTTTCTTAATATACTAATAGCGATTGCATAAGCTATTGATTTATCATTACCTCCACCTATTCCCTTTCTTCTTACCCATAATGTCAAAGCCTCAACCATATCTTTAAATGTACCAGCCTTTTTCCCTTTAAATCCATTTGCCAATTCTTCAAATCCTTTTGGAATACTTACTTTACCACCTGTTCCAAACTCAACATAAGGAGCATAAGAAGCATTAGAGCCAACAGTAAAAACATAACCTTTATCAACTTTTTGTTCTCTTAAGTAAATACTATTTCTTAATTGACCAAAGTTTACTGGAGCTAATCTTTTTGCACTACTTTGTATTTTTAATGCGGATGCGCTTATTTCATCTTTAATTCCTTCTTGAACTTTAGTATCTAAGGCATCTATTGCTTTCAATACATCCGATAAATTACCTATGTCAAAAGTAAACCCAGCCATTACTTGTAAATTATTAACTCCAAAAACCTATTTTGGTTCTCAACGTTCTTAATGGAATGTATCGTATATCTTGAACCTTCAACATCAACCTCGTAGGAATCGTTTATGTTAACCCCAAAACGAATATAAAGCCTATTTCTTTGGTCGAATTGTAATTCTGACTCTCCTATCTCACGAACTTGATTATCTGGTCTTAAATCACCCCAAACTGTGCTTTGTAGGGCAAATGTAGTAGTGAACCCACCTTGACCATCACTTGTTCTTGTTGGAGCATAGATTAAGACTTCACGAGTCATCGTGTTGGCATCAACGTAATTTGCTTTCGCTTTTCCTAACTTCATACTATAAAATTGGGGATATTCTTGTCCATCTTTGACACGCTTTCCAAGACTTCTCACAAATACCAGAATCACCATCTAATCCTCTATTCTCGTAGTCATAAGAGATTTGGTCTAATATGGCTAATTTAAGGTCTTTTGGGATAGTTGTGTAACCAGCCTCATAAGTAGCCTTTAAGTTAGCATATCTTGGTGAAACTAATTTAGGGAACTCATTGCCTATCAATTGTAAGTTAGGTGTTGTAATTTCCAATCCATCTTGCTCCATATCAAACAACTCAAATGTATCAATGTCAACTGGTCCGAATGGAATATCAAAATTGCCACTGATATTATAAAAATATGTAGTAATGTCCTTTGGTATCAAACTCAATCCTGTTGCCACTTCAATAGCTTCTCTTGCTTGTGTAATCATTAATGTAATCAAGGTATCTTCAGCACTTGTTGTAACACGGCAATACAATTTTGCCTCTGCTAAAGTAACTGGTTCTGTAATTGGTGCGATAGGAACGGCACTAAAGTCATTAATATAATTAGAATAAGACATATCCTTTTTTTACAAAATTACTTAATTTATTCCAATAAAAAACCCCCACCGAATTGGTAGGGGTCATTTATTTACTAAACCTTAGAACTATGCGTTAATTGAAGCATAGATAGCAGAAGTAGTCAACATTAAGTTGATGTCTTCGTAACACTCAATACGAGCAGTTACCAAGTTCTTCTGGAAGTTATCTCCATTCTCATAAGAGAACTCAATAGCTAAACCTTCAACTTCAACTCTCTCTAAGTAGCTTGAATCAAAGATTAATACTTTGTCATTAGTTACCCAAGATGCAGAAATTACAGGAACTCCCCAGATTGTCATACCGCCGTTAGGGTTTACAATAACACTACCAGCACCAGCATAATAACCAGCAGCAATAGTTGCTTTCAATAATTTTCCCATTTGTTGTTGAGAAACTAAAGCGTAAGAAGGTACAAAGTTTGCAGCCTTTTGGTTACCGATATAATCTACTAATTGTAACAAATCGTTAGTTTCAGCAGTTGTAGTTGAACCTGTTGCAGCAGCAGATACAGTAGAGAAAAACGCAGCATTCTCAGCCTTGAAGAAATCTCTTTGTAACATTCTTGGTAATGTTTGAGTCAAGAAAGGTAAAGACTTCAACATTTGCTTAGAGAAAGTAGAGAAACCAGCAAGGTAGTCATTTACAACTTTAACTTCAGTCAAAGAGTAGTTGTTCTCACCTTTATCAGAACCTTCAGTTTGAGCAGCGATGTTGTTAGTTAAACCAGCGTTCTCACGATAGTAAACATACAATCCAGTCTCACTTCTAACAGTAGGGATTAAATCTCTAAAGTTTAAACTTTGAGAAGGTTGGATAGCTGGGTTCGGAGCATAAGTTGCTTGAGAATCACCAGTTAAGTTACCACTTAAAGTCATTGTCTTAACATCAGATAAGTCTAAACGGAATTTTCCGCTATTCTTTAAAGACTTTTCCATTGCTTCAAAGTTACCATCTAATTTCTCCATAATAACTTCATCCATAAATTTAACTTCTCTTTTAGCAGCTTTCTTTTGTGCAGCTAATTGTCCGTCAATTTGTTTTTGTAACTCGTCTTTTACAACAGTTACTTGTGCAGACACCTCTTTAATTTGGGCTTCTGCATTAGCTTGAAAACCTTTTAGGTTCTCAGCCATTTCGTTGATTAAATTTTCCATTTTTACTTTTTAAATAGATTGTTAAATTGCTTAATTGCCTTTAATACTTCTTCATTATTCTTTTCTTCAACTTCTGGTGTCGGCTCAATTGATGGCTCGGATTGAGTGATTGTTTCAGTAATTTCCAAACTTAATAATTCAGCTTGTATTTGTTTTATTTGAATCTCCATCAAAGCAAAGGTGTCATCTGTGAATGTACCACCTCTAAATGCCTTGATTAAGTTTTCTAATCTTATTGATAAGTTTTCTTTAGTTTCTTTGAACTCACCCTTAAAACCCAATGTTGGTGTTTCTGGATTAGCACCCCAAAGAACCGCTGAACCTTCATATAGTTTTAACTCTGTAATTGTACGCACACCAGTCTTTTGGTTTACATCCGACTTTAACGTACTAAAACCGATAGAGTGTTGATTAATTAAACCAGCTTCATATAACTTGATAGCATCTTCGCCACATTCAGTTTCTATTAAGTCAGTAACTGCAACAAGCATATCGCCTTCGATATACAATTCTTTAGGTTTACCCAAAGTGTGTGCCATATCAGCTTTATGGTCTACTAAAGACCAAATCATATTCTTGCCTTTTGGTCCACGTTCTTTGATAGTCTTGGTAAACGCTTCAGCAACGATAATATCATTGTCTAAATCAACGTTTCCAATTCTTGACCAACACGCTTTTACTGTTCTTGATTCTGGCTCTATATCCAAAATCATATCATTGTAGCTTTTGTTTTCAATCTTACTCATATAACAAAGTTATTAATTTTTTTTAATCTGCTAACAAATCTCTTATTAAATTAGAAATTTGCATCAAAGCCACGTTATTTATTAGATTCCAAACTAACCCCATATCACCTCTTGGTGGGTTATCTTGTAACCTTTTTGGCTTTCCATCTTCGCCTCTCACGGCTTCATAACCTAACGTACAACGGCAATTGATAACATCCCCAGCACTTCCACTTGGGTCGCAAGGATGTAACATTTGCTCAAAACCGCCGTACTTAGTCTTAACATTAAATTTTTCATCGTATGCTACTTTTATTCCATCCATATTAAAATGGTCAAACGCATCTGGTGGAACTCTCCTTGTTCTTGCATCTCTTGATGCTATCCACTCTTTCATAGTTACAAGACCAGTTGCACTTACACCAATCATAGAACCATAATTTGCAGCTTTACCTGTTTCCGTTCTTGCTATCATCTCTGCTCTATAATCGGTTATACCAGCCGTTCTTAATAGCTTAATTGTTTCTGGTATTGTTAAACCTTCTTCAACTGACTTTATCAAGTATTGTTGAATCTGATTTTTAGTTGTTTGAGTTATTTCTTTAGCTACTTTATCTAATCCTTTTTGTTCTAAATAAGCTAACATAAGGTAAGTAAACAAATCAGTTTTATTATTCTTAAACTCCTCTGGTCCGTAATTACCTTTAACCGACTTAGAAACATTCTTCTCGGTAATTTGTGCCATCTTAACCCCCATTGCAATATGAAGGTTTTGGATGGTCTTTTTTATTCCTTTATCGCTTATAGCATTTAAATCTTGGGTATCGCAATAAGTATCCACTTGCCTTTGTAGTTCTTTCTTGAACTTTGGCGAATAGGTTTTTATTGCGTTTAAATATAGTTTCCTATAATCTTGCCAAATCATTATGCATCTAATTTTTCAAGTAACTTACCAGCTGCATTAAATACATCTGTTTGACCTTGTTGACCAGCTCTTTGTCTTATAGCAATAAGTCCAGCTCTATCAACGTTTACAAAATCACTTGTATAAATGTAGTGCCAATGTTCTTTAGTTTCCATATCAGCGTTTGCATCAATGCCTAAAAACCACTTACCATAAGCAGCCATTCCGTTTTCCTCAATGTATGCGTTCTCCTCACTTGAAGATGGTGGATTCCAACTTCTTGAACTAATTACTTTGCCTTGACTTATTAATGAAGCTGCTTGTGTAATACCACTACGATTGATGCCTGTTGTTTTCTTGATTTCGCTTATTAACTGATTAGCTAACTCTACGAACTTTTGTACGTTATTCATTTGGTATATTTAATGGTTGAAACTCATCTGGACTTTGTAAACTTGAAGGGATATATAGTTTCTCCATTTCAGCTTGGTCAACGTAATCAGGAATCTCTAATCCCATAATATCCATCTTTTGCTTAGGTGCAATCCACCACGCTTTATCTAACCATTCTACTTGCTCCGATTTGTTTGCTTCTAATTCTCCGTAAACAGTTGGGTCAAAGTCAACGTATATATCAGTTCCACGATAACCCCAATCAGAATGTAGTTTACGATTTAAGTTATCTCTAATACCTACTAACAAAGGAATTGCACAACGAACTGTCAATGCTTTCTCTCCTTCTCTTTGGTTGTTATAAGTCTTGTTGTCAGCATCATTTAATAATTGAGAAGGTACTCCGTAAATGTTACAAAGTGCTTTCAT